CTCCTGTTGTCATAACCCAGCAACCATTAGAATCTCAAAGAGAATCTAAAGCAGAGCATTGGTGAAGCCGATTTGTTCTTCACCTACCCTTGCTACCATGGTTGACTTGAACACCACGTTAGACACGCGCCTTTCAACTCGACAATTGTGGATCCATTGGAAGAATAGATCCCATTGTGTTGAAGAAAGATGCGGTTTAGCGGGACATGTTCGAGAGACGACAGCCTGGGCAACAGAGATGTTCCCAGGCTTGTGTACTCTCTTACAATGTCGCCTTATGCGCTTGAGAAGAGATGGAGACGGATCAACCTGTACAGGTGGTCCGTATCTCACATAACTATCAAGCTCATAAGATGGTGGCCTGCCCGTGCTGACGACTAGCCTTGAAGTCGTCGCCCCAAGCAAGGAGCGGGGTACGCACGACCAAATCTTTGTACGAAGAGTCTCAAACGGGCCTCCATAGATGGATGACAAAATAGCAACCTTATTACAGGCTACTATTAAGTCATGGGGATATCGTAACCATCTTAGATCAAAGACAGTTACGTATCCATATCCATCTATGAAGTGGGCCCCGCAGGACTCTCGATAGTCGGATCTAATGTAAGTCTTATCCAGATTTACACGAAATCCAGCTATCGACAAATTTTGAATTATCTCATCAGCATATTGGTTCTGACAAATAATGTCATCACCAAATACAGATGCAGATAAATCAAATGATTTGGTTAGTGCGGTTAGAATGAGTGTCATCAGGTCGAAAGTAAAACCATTCCCCATGCTTGAAACCTTAAAGACAACATAAAAGTTGTCATCAGGTCCTAAGGTCATGTCTGACCTACAAGCGAGTACCTTTGAAAGGACTCTTCTGGGCAAAAGGTATTTTATCAACCAGAGGCTGATTGTATCACTACAATCAGATAGATCGATTGTAGCGACTTTAGGGTCGCTGATACGATTACGATGCACATCTGCAAGGTAATCGAGATCGATCCCGAGCTTGTCTTTAAGACAGGCGCGTACACCCAGACCAACTGCACGCTGGACAAGCATATTACACAAAGGCTCTAGACATATCGAACGATCCTTAAGATTATTCTTAGGGACAGTCGACCATCTATTACCTTGTACAAAGGAAACGATGCATTCGAGCTTAAATTTGTATATCTGGAACGCAGGATCTTCTAAAATAGAAAATCTTGCCCAGAGTTTACGATTTATAGAACGAAGCACCCAACCTTTGCTTGTGCAGTAGCTTTTAAAGCGCTTCTTCACCGCATGTTTCAGAGCTCGATGCCAGTACGAATAACTGGCGAAGAGATCAAAACAATCGGGGGTAATTGTCCATTCCCCAGATAGCTTACAAGCTATCGAGGTTTGGTTACCCAACGGGACAAAAGATGACCCGTTAGTAAACGTGAGAGGCCCCATCTTAAAAGAAGATAGGACATCATGTATTAGAAGTCGCGCTTTGGCCCAGTGTGGACCTAGAAGCTCCCTGGTTTGGAGTCCTGAGTCAGTGCCGATCCATCGCTCCCAGGCGTCATTTCTGCGCTTGGCGGCAATATCGGCAAGGGGCTCTTCGAATTTGCCTGCAAGTCTTGCTTCTGCAAGTCTTGCTGGCCGAAATGCGCAACGATGATCGGAATCACGTTGAGCAAAATCGTTGAGAAGAGCGTTAACAGCCCTGATTGAGCCTTGGTAACGCATGGTTTATCATCCTTTCTAACAACGTCAGTCATACCAACTCCGAATAGGAAAAGGTTAAATGGAGTAAAGCCTTATCCTACCGGTTAGGTAAGAACTGGCGCTGTAGTTGGACGAAATCCTTGCATTACGTTTTGACCATCCCACGTCACAAGTTGTGCCGCGAGAGAGGCCAAAAGCTGACTCAGTCGCGTTTTGGATTCGAGTGCGCCAGAAACTCGCAGTCGAACACTCAACGCGTCCTTGGCAGACACGCCACCAACAGTAACAGCGTTGTTATCGTTATAGATAATCTCCGCTGCAAAGTTGGTGACAGGAATACCGTTAAGTGTTTTAACGGTATTACCAAACCGGAACCGGACAGTCATGTCCGGCTTTGCAGGATCCGCATAGGTTACCCCAGCGTTATCCTGACTCTTGACCGATAAGGTCGTAGACATTGGATTGTCTCCTATGTTTATGACATATTAAAGCTCGCTAGTTCATCCAGCAAGCTAAATGGTTAAGGGCCAAGGAGGCTAGATCTGAAAGCCTTCGCCAATTAAGGTTAGGGCAAAAGTCTAGTCTCCCATCAGAAGGCGCAAACGGCGTTCTCGAATACGCATTGGTCTCCTCCTCGTAAAGGAGTTGATCCTCTTTTGGTCTATGTATGACCAAATTTGGCGGAGTCGGAGGCGTCGTCCCTACCCAATTAACAGGGGTCACAACACCGAATGAGATAGTTTTATCTTCATTCTTGAAGTGAGCCCAAGTTTGCTTGGTGTAGTTCCTTCTAATGGAAACACAGGCTAATATATGCTCCGCATGGCAACTGGATGTACGCCGGATAATAAAATTACCGACATTAACAAACCAGTCGACAACGAAGGAATATGGTATCAATTCCCAAGCTGTTACAAGGGGATTGAAACCTAAGCCTGAGAGGCGTGCAACCGTTTCCCACGAAAAGTTCTGGAAAACAGTGGCTTTCACTCGGATATCACCAACATACGACGTCCACCTGTAAAAGGTGTTGTCGGATGGAAGCGTTACGCCAAGTGATCGCGACCGTATAACCTTAACTTTGTGGGTAGTAACACTAGTACCGCGCTTCAATGTTTTCATTGCATCGCGATACGAGTATACTAACGGCATGATGCCGTATCGATACTCAAGCCATCGACTGCCTATTTCCCTAAGCACCTTGAACGGGTGTTCAGTTAGTAGGCGGGGGACGAATTGAGCTGCCATCCTTAGATCGGACTTTTTAAATCCGGAACTAAAGGCTTTCATGATCTTTAAAAGATCAAGAGAGACAGATCGAACAAGGGAGGGTATTTCCCTAGCTTGAGCGAGGTCTGTTAAGACATCGTACGAGTTAAGGGCCTCAGCACTTGCTTCATCCATGACAGATCGATATGCATCAGTCACTTCACCTTCATCGAAACCGTCTAGGACGTATTCGGTGTAGGGGTGACTATTAGTTACAACATTCCATTTCGCAGAAACTGAGCCTGAATGAGGAGCAGACGTTGGAACAGCGGTACAATTGCCGCCAACTTTATGGACATCACCATATTGTTGGTAGACATCATACCCGTTCGAACCGTCAGCCCTTCTTAACAGGTGGTTCCGCGTAATAGTTTGTGACACGTTATGAGGAGTAACATAATAAGGTATAGAAGAACCTCGAGGTGCACGACCGTTATACTGTCGTGGTTCCCTCCAGGTCACCTTACTTATGGGCTCATACAAACCTTGGCTGGGGGTCGGACCGTTCGACGTTCTACCTGTATGATACAGGTATCGCGTAGAACATCCATCCCTCGCAGGCCAAGTCGTATTCCACGGTGGGATATTAACCACTTCAGTGGACTCGATCGTGTCAAAGTAACTAGGCACGCTACCTCCTTTCAAGAGGTATATAGGGTTTGGTAGTATCGTACTACCGGCCGGGACACAGTCCATCACCTCAGAAATAAGGCTTTTTGGGTGGCTTTGTCATTCTCCGTCTAAGTAAGAGAACTAAGCAATTAGCTAGTCTCAAACAAAGATAGAGGATTCCAAATGCCAACACGAAAATTACTAAGTGTTGAACACCATCCATAAAGAACTCCTTTCTGAGGCTAAAATCCATCCCCTAGGACCCAACACGGGCCTAAAGTATGGATGGTACTCTGGAGGAGAGTTATTTCCCCTTTGAAGTAGTTATACTTCAAAAGGTGACTCCCATTTGGG